CTGAAGAAATGACACCTACCTCTACACTACCTCGTGAACGTTTAACTTTACCAGGAGGTGAAATTATCAATGGTGATAAGATTTATACTCGTGTTACCCGTAATGGTAAGTTATTCTTAGTCATGAATTTTGAAGGCTTCCACTACTTAGTAGCTGCTAAGTATAACTTCAATAAGAAATAAGGAATAGATGAATGTCTTCTTTAAATAACCCAACAGTAGGGTCAAAAGGATTATGGGAACTTAAAGCCCCATTTAATTCTTTGTTACCTGTTAATACTGCTTTAGAGTGTACCGCAATATCTAATTATGGTCAACTAATTGCAATAGGTATTGACCCTTATGAAACGTATTATAAGAAGCATGAGATACCTGAAGCAACCTATAAAGAACACATGGAAACAGAAGGTAGGATTGTATTCCTAAGAACTGATTCCGGACAACGATATTCATTCCCATTACATTATTTAGTATCTTATCCTATTGGTACAGGTGTAAATTATGTAACCATGGGTATTGGTATTCGTTTAGGTGCTATGCCATTAAATACTAATTTAGATTTGTTAATTGAACAAATTAAAGAATTATGTAATTTAAATGTAGGTGTTGAGATACATGCTGAAGCCATGGCTTTGTCTGAAATACACATTATTTCAAATCAAGACCATGAGAGAATCAAGTCAGTAAGAGACACACGTAAGAAAGAACAAACTCCTGCGTTGGCTAAAATTACTGAATTGGCTAAAAAAGATGCAGATAAGGGAGCTAAACTTAAAATAGCTGAAGAGAAAGTAATCGAATTAGTGAATAAAGTCGCTACCTTAGAAGCAGAAATTAAACAATTAAAAGCAAGATAACATACCACTACTAGGATACCATATAGGTATCCTAGTAGTAATTGTTTTATTTAAATCAATTCACTGATTTCTTCATTAACATTGTCTAGTGCTTTAACAATCATTTCTTGGTTAAAGACAGAAGCACTAAATGCTTCCACTAGTTCAGCAACACAAGCGACAGCATTACCAATTTTAACAATCAATTGACGAGAGAAACCAGATGATTGAGCCAGTTCGGATAATTCTTTCACATAGTTCATTGTGGTTTCTACAGACATCAATAGTTTCTTACGGTCAATAGAGTTGATATTAGTATTGGTTTTACGCGCAATCTCATTAGATTGAATTAGTTCATTATTGTTTTTAAATACTTTACCGTATTCTCGAACAGCATTGTATTCGTCACCTTTACGTAACTTATTTAATACATCTAATTCTTTCTTCAAATCTTTACCTGTTTTAATGTAAATAGCATCAGAAAAAATAGTAGAGTCTTTAATACCGTCTTCAGTAGAGATAACACGACCAATGTCAGAACGCAATTGCTCAATTAAACCAATTGTGTTTTTAAACATTTCTGACATCTTCAAACTATGTTCTGTATAATTAACATAGGTAGTATTCATACCAGCTGGTACAGATACCATTCTATCCATTAAATAAGCATAGTTACTCTTAAGAGCATTATTGGTAAGTTTACTAGCGACTGCTTCGTTAATAAACAATTGCTTTTGTTCTGTCTCTAGTAATTTACTTACACCGATTCTTAGTGCGTTAAAACCTTTACTAAAAACACCTTTGATTGCTTGAATCAAACCTTCGTTACTTAATTGAATATCTTTCAATTCAGCTACGGAGAGATTGAGTTGTTCAATCGATACTTCTAATGGAACATTCCATTGATTTTTTAATGCATCAAATTTACTCATGTTAAATGACTTTCTTCTTAATTATGGTTAAAAAATAGCTAAATAAATTGTCTCTCCCAATATATTTGAATACATTATATTTAACCCCCCGACAAACAGATTTTCAATAAAGGACATAACATGGCTATTGAAGGTTTCTTTCAAATGGAAGCGAAGACATCACCATATCTTCGCGCAAATATCAATATCGGTTGCTTAATGGATATTCTAACAGGTGCACCTGTATTAGGAGAACATGGGCGTTATATTACAAACGGTGGACATAATGGTTCTGTTGTAATTGTAGGCCCTGGTAACTCATATAAATCCGCTATTGCTGACTATATTAGTCAGATTTGTGCATTCCGTTTACACCGCTATTCTACTGGTCAAAAATACGATACTGAAAACAATGTGTTTATGCCAGGTCTAGAAGCACGCTTACGTCGTATTGTTCGTCCTGACCATGAGCCAGATTGGTTCCAATCAGGTCGTTGGATTGTAACTGAATCAGCAATCTATAAAGGCGACGAATGGTTTAAAATGGCAAAAGACTGGATGTACGCTAAGAAAAAAGCAGGTTCTAAAATGATGGTAGAAATCCCTATTCTAGATAGGGAAGGTAAGAAGATTAAAATTCTATTGCCTACACACATTACATTAGACTCTGCTTCTAAGTTTGAAGGTTCTCAAATTAACGAATTGCGTGATAAAACAGATTTGGGTGATGCAAAACAAAACATGCTTCACATGACTTCTGGTAAAATTAAACGCAACATGATTGATGAACTACCAGACATCTTAGTAGGTACAAACACTTATTTAACCACTACTGTACACTATGGTGAGAAATACCAACTTGACCCATATGCGCCAGTACACCAACCACTCCAACACTTAGACCGTGGTATGCAGTTAAAAGGTGTTCCTAATAATATCAACTATCTTGCCATGACCATGTGGTTGATTCGTGGTGTAGCTAAACTCAACAAATACGATAAAAACCAAATGGACTATCCATTAAAAGGTGTTGGTGTAGACAATAACCCAGATGACTTAAACGTAGTGAGCATGAAGATGTTGCGTTGTAAGACAGGCCCATCAGGTGTTACAGTAAACGTAGTGGTATCGCAGAAGTATGGTGTATTGGAAGAATTGACTAACTTCCACTTCTTACGTACACATGGTTTCTTTGGCTTAAAAGGCGACATGTCTTTGAATGGTAGCTTTAAAGATTCTTATTGTGTATTGCGCCCTGAAGTAAAATTAGCTCGTACTACAGTTCGTAGTTTGATGGATGAAGATATTCGCTTGGCTCGAGCTATTCAGATTTGTGCTGATATGTTACAAATGAAAGAATACTGGCGTGCAGCTTTAGGTAACATCGATGTTCGTCTCCTTGACCTTACTCCAGAGACACTTTACGAGAAAGTCAAAGAACAAGGTTACGACTGGGATATCTTATTAAATACTCGTCCATGGTACTCTGCTGATGATGATGACCATTGTCAACTAGAACTCTCTACAGTAGATATTATGCGTATTGCGTTAGGTACTTATCACCCATTCTGGTTAGAAGCTGATAAGAAAACCATTAAGAAAAAATACCGTAAAGAGTTTGTTAAATCAATCACCACAATGATTGAAGAATCTTCTAAATAAAGGAAACTAAAATGACTGAATTGAATAACACTAATGAAGAACAAGTAATCGAATTGACTAAAGAAACAGCTCAAGAGATTAACGATGAATATGCTAAGATGGCTGGTGAAGAATCAGTAAAGGTAGAAGATACTCTAAATAAAACAGGTTTGAAAGATGAGACATTTGAAGCTCTGATTACTGACCCTAATTTTATTTTGAGTGATTTGAAAAAGCTGATTGATAAACATGGCTATTTCACACTGACTGATTTGTTTAATTTCATGGGTTTCAATATCAATACCCTGAAAGCAGTAATTTACAATAAATCAATTACTGAACAAATCTTCCTCTTGTCTCGTGAACTTCGTCTGTTCTTGTACCGTATTGGTGAATTGTCTGGTAAGAAAGAAGAGGGTTACAATACCCGTGAGATTCGTTCTTTACTTGGTGAAACCATGACTTCTAAGGAATGGCTAGAGTTGTTGGATACTCAAATTCTTCCTTATATTGGTTACTATGTAGAGAATGGTAAGATTGATACCGAATGGTTTACTCGTGAAGAGAATAAACTTGAAGACCCAGTAGAAGATGTTAAGGCTATTGTTAAAGATACATTTGAAATTAACAATGCCTTGGCTAAAGAAATCGGTGATGTTGCTATCCCAGAATTGGATGAAGTAGTGAAACAAATTGAGGAAACAGAAAATCTTCAGGATAACCTCCATCAAGAGAATCTTCAACTTGAACACGGCGAAGAAACTGTTCTTGAAACTAATGACGAAGAAGTCAAAGAAGCTCAAGAACACATCGACCACGCTGGTGAGACAGTAGTGGAAGAAGAGCCAGTGCAAGAACAAACACAACAGTAATTAATTAGACTAATTTAAACATCCTACGTAATCTTATGATTACGTAGGTGTTTATATTGTTATATGTTTTTATAAGGTAGTTCAAAATGAATAATGCCAGAAAAGCAGCGACTGATTTAGCTGTAGAATTTATTGGTAAATTATTACCAAAAACCAATAACGCTGAATTAACTCGGCAGCGTTTAGATAGGCTAACAGACAAAGAGTTCGAAGAACTAATGCATTCGTTTAAGAATGAAAAAGATTACTTACAACTATTCTCACCAATTGGTGATGATAATGCTCGTTTGAATATGGATAATTTACATAAAGTAGGACACGAATATGGTATTAGTTTCTACCATAAGATTTGGATGCCTGAAGAAGACGGTAGTTGGGAATTGTCTAATAAAGAAGCCATGATTATTTATCTTCCTATCCGTGTACAACAACAATTGATTTCTAAAAAGATTTCTATTCCTAAAGACAATAACCATGTCGACTTTTATACTGGTCAAGCAACAGGCCCTATTTCAAAAGGTGCACGTGTATCTTATCCTGAAGTCAATATGTTGTTAGCCATGGGTTTAAATAAGACTGTAGAAGAAATGATGCACTTTAGGGGCGGTTCTGAAAAAGGTATGCGTCTATTAGAACAATCTATTTCTCTAATGGGTAGAGCTTCAGCAGATGCCTTAAAACCATACAGTGGTGAAGTAGGTGCAACCTTAATGCTTCACTCTTATCTAACAGCAATGATGTTAAAATCTACTTTATTGCAAAAATAAAAGGAAACCAAAATGGAAGATGTAGATATTGATTTAACCCAAGAACAAAGTGATGTAGAAACTGCATTTAATTTTGCTGTTAGTTATATAGCTAAACTAGAACAAGAGATTAAAGACAGTGATAGTTTTTCTAAAAAGATAGAAAAAGAACTTTATCGTAGTAGTGCCCATGTTTTATCTAGATTCGATGGGGGTAAACATTTACCTTTATTCTTTTCTATTATTACAGATAGTAAGTTATCTTTCTTTATTAATAACCTATTTAAAATAGAAAAGATTCAAGACATCTATCGATATTTTGAATCAGATACAGAAGATACTAATTTATTATCTAATATTTTACAAGACATCTATTGTTACTTTAAGATAAATAACCATGGCTTATACGAAGACATTCATCGTTATATTAGTGGATTGGTTAGAGAACTTAATAAACAAGATATAGCTGAAGATATTGTTAAAAATTATTTAACTAAACCTACTATTTGGATGTTTGTAATCTTATTAACATTTACTAAACTAAACTACAAAGATTGTGTGCTATACTATATTCTAGATGAATCTACTTTGAAAGGATAACTAAATGATTAATAAAGAAGTCCAAAAGAAACATGGGTTTCTGGTTAGTCTAGATGAATTATTCGATACTCGGTTAGCTGTATTAGAGATGATGGATTTCGAGAAAGCAGATGAATTACAAGTCACAGGTTTCTTTACACGAGAAAGAGACGACTTCCCAGGTGTAGACTTATACGAATTTCGTAAGCGCTATGCTGAAAGAAACATTGCTGTATTGGCTAACTCTACCATGACTAACCTCATGATTAATCTTCGAGACATCATTGGTTCTTATATCGTAGAGAACACATACGAGAATAAAGAAGCAGAAGTAGATTTAGTATTAAATACTTATCCTTACCAATTGACTAAAGAAGAGTTAAATGACATGGTAACCTGTATTAAACTTCATTTAGGTAATATTGTTCCGGTAAGGGTAATTCATCAACCTCTTAAGAATATTAGTAGTGATTGGTTAGATGATAATGTGGTTTCATTTTATTGTTACGATTGGAATGAATGGCTAACACACCACCATTTAGAGTTTATTAAAAAACGACTAGAGACAGTAGTGATGTTATGTCCACGTATTGCACCATTGTCTAATCAAGAAGGTATTAATCAGGTAAATGAAATTAATAAAGAAATAGAATCTGTTAAAATTATTTCAGAAAAAGACTTAGAATCAGAAGACTTTAATGAGGATTCATTTGGTGCTATTGAATCTATTTGTAAACATTCCGGATTAAACATATCTTTTGTAGATACTCGTTTATTCTGCCGTATGTTACCAAATGAAGTACCAACACCAACAGAAAAATTTAAGTATTAATTTTCCAATACATGATTTATATGAGAAAGATGTCGGGTTTTTCTCATCCATGAGAATGAAACAAATTTTCGCCATATTTTTGTTTCATCATGTTAGTTCCTTAGTGATAACATACTACTACTCTACCTGAAAGGGTAGAGTAGTAGATATGTCTTTTATGTTGTTTATTTTTTAACTAATGTTAATAGGTTAAAGAAGTAAGCAGATGGAATGCGATATCTATCTGTAGGCTGACGTGCATCATTGTAATAACTATTCTCTGTTAATGGCCAGCTCTTATTATACAAACGTGGACGATATTGACAATCCGCAGTTTCTAGAACATAAGTATCACCATCTTTAATAGTAACATATTCTTCGAATTTACCTAATCGTGTCATCATGGGTAATTTAGGTTTATATTCTGTTAAATAGTTATTTGGAATACCACGCATTCTAGGATAAGTAATATCTCTAAATACTTCAGTATTATCTAGTAAGACAATAAAAGAATAACTGAGTGTTAAATACTTCTTAATAAAGTCATCTGAATAAACGTCCGTTAGAATTAAGTTAGTCTCACCATACTTTTTATCAAATAAAGTATCACCGTAATCTAAATCATCATTACTTAAATGAATACGTTCTAACAAAGGAACATTCTTTAATTTAACTTTAACTGCACTGTCTGAAATACGACTAAATACTTCGTAATCTAAGACATGCATGAAACCACCTAATATTAAGATAATGGTTTTATCACTACAGTCTTCACCAATATCAATAACACACTCATGGTATAAACTAACCTTATCATTCAGTTTACTAATCATTTCTTTACGAATAGGGACTTGTTTTAAAGCACCTAGATTCTCAAAGCTAATCACACCAATACAGTGTTTCTTTCTCTTCTTAATGGTCTTATAACCATCTTCTACCCATAACCCTTTACTGTTAGCATCCGTTTGATGGACATAACCATTGACAGTAAATAAAGTATACTTCTGTAACTCTACTGGATTAACACCTTTTTTAGTAACAAATAAATCATTATAGATATACTTATCACTAAAGTCACCGTCAGGCAATAATCCTTTTCTAACAGGTACAATCTTAAATCGATTACTCAATGCTTCCTTATAGAGTAAACCAGACTTACTAATCTCAGTACTACCAGGGGTTAGTTTAAAACCTTTCTCACCAATTCTATCTAAATATCGAAAGAATGTTTCATTAGGTCTTAATTCAGTTTCGTAATCATCTACAGTAATCACACCACTCTTCTTAGTATACTTGTTAAAAAGAGTAGCACGTATAGTGTTATAACGTTTATATAGTTTATCTAAAGGGTATTTCTTTAAATCGACTGGTTCCCACTGTGCTTGAGAACCAATGACTCTACCCATTGCTGATTTAATTTCATATGCAGCAGCCATGTAAAATCTCCTACATGCCCGAGACAAATATATGAATATTTGCGACAGGCGCATTATAGATTAATAAATAAGTATTAACGGTATTTTTTTTATATTCCGTTAGTCGTACTAAAAGTTTCATAAATTCGAGGAATTGATATGGCACAAAATACAAATCCTGTTTATGCATTTGACCCTAACGGGATAAATCAAAACAACATTATCCGGAATGAACGACATACTGTAACCATTAAGAATAATTACGACTTTAACTACATTGTACCAGACTATGCTCCTTTCTTTGTTAATGATTTTAAAATGTATACATTAACACAGCAAGGTGCTAAGAATTACATGGTTGAAGGTGTAGACTACGTATTTGGCTTTAGGTTTATTCAAGCCACTATGCGAGCCGGTAAAGTACTCTATGGTTCAGTACAATTCATTAACCGAAAATTTAGTGGTGATGTTTATTTAGAATATCGTACAGTAGGCGGTATCTGGAACATCGATGCTCAAAAAATTAACCACATTCTATCCGAATGGATGCATAACCCAGTCACTACTTCTTGGGAACAAGTTGCTGACTTACCACAACAATTCCCAGTAATCGAACATACCCATGACATTAATAAAATGCCTGGTATTGAAGAATTGATTGCTGAAGTACGTAAGTTAGGTTCTGCTTCACGTGA